TTTCCTTGATGTTATGCGCAGCCTTCTGCGTAATACGATCAATGCCCGTAGGTATCTGGTTCGGTTGAATCTTAGATGGCGGAGCTGTGCCACGCGCATGTACGATGTGCAGACCTGTCTCAGCGCCACGCTCAGTCAAATCTTCATTAGTCATGTTGACTAAGGAACCTTCTTCGGTAATCCATCCACTGTTAGCGGTGGTGTTAACGATGTGTAATTCTTGAGAACTGATCTTGTTGAGTTGCTCTTGCGGTGAAATCAAGTTCTTCACCATTCCAAAAGGCTTACCTCTGCGGAAATAACTGAAATACGGCACAACGGTAAATGTCTTATAGGGTGACCATTCATCGTGCAGTAGAATTTTATCGGCACTGACTGTCCAACGGACTCTAGGAGCCAGCCGTTTTTGGATAAATAGGCCAAACTCCTGCCCAAATTCCTGTCGCTTGGTATCATCCCAAGTTTCAGGAACGGGTCGCATGTCCCCTGTTTGTGGATCAATAAACCATTCGGACATACACATACGGCGATGCTGTCTTTCAACGACGCGTACACTGCGGATGGTTTTATCAGTAGCTCCATCATCAGTAAGATCAAAACTGGCAGAGTCACCAAACTTATTATCTTCCACCGCAACACTGTCACCGCCGTACACATCACCACCCACAGCTAATGCTTGTAATGAATCCGCGATCTTCTCGCCGTAAGTTCCCTCGATCTGGTCAAGTGACAACCAGCGTGTGGTAATCACTTCGTTCCATGTCTTAGGGTCGTACTCTTTTGCGTCAACGTCAATTAGTACGTCCAACGGGTCAAGTGAGGTAATCTCAACTTCACCTTGAATACTGTCATCAAAGTTAATCCGTACATCGAAATAACCTCGGTCTTGGATCAATCCATCTGAGAACACTTGGCTCTCCACCCAATCCAATTTGTTATTGTCACCAATCTGCATCACGACCTTGGTTAACGCTGTCGCGGTGTCTTCATTACCATTTGAACGGGGTTTAAAGTTCATCTCTGCGCGTTTTGCTGTCTGCTCACCTAATACTGTGTTCACTGTCGATAGTATGGTGTTAATGGTTAAGGCTGGGCGGCCTTCATCTGCAAGTTTCTTCGCATCACCTGAGTCCCACTGCTCACCGCAGTAGAAGCGATCATACTTCTTAGCTAAGCCAACATACTCACTGTGCCCGTTGTCACGTAAGCGGACGTAGCGTTTCCAATTATCGTATGCGACCTGTGAAGGTTCCTTCTTTACTTTTCCGTGTGCCATTTGCGATCCTAAAAATGCCCAGTAATAATATATGCATCGAAAGTAGTTGAGCTGCTATTCTACCGCCTCAATTCTAATTTCAAAAGGTGTGGGCCTTTCACCCACCCGTCTTTGGCGACACCCCATCACCTCCGATACCCCAAAAAACTAAGTTGTTCAGGGCTACGAACTCTATGCGCTCATGGAAGAACGCCTATTATGACTGCTTAACAGCCCTGCCAGACGTTTCTCGCGCCAGCCTTGCACGGGTTTCTTAACCACGGCTCTAGGTGTCACTATGTCATCGAGCATTAATCCAATCCACGCCAAAGCATCCACGCAATCATCGTGTACACCCATTGGAAAACGTAAAAACTCATTCACCATCAGTTGTACTGTGTCATCTCCGCTGGGGAAATACACCATGCCCTGCTGCATCCGACCTTGTATGGATCGCGCGCGAGTCTGCTTATCTCTTTTACCAGGCTTTAATCCTTCGTAATAAAATGAATATAAGCTCCGCTCACGAATGCGTTGATTTAGTAGCGGCCCCATCGCCATTTCTATCTGACCCCGCTCAATGCCTGTAATCTTTGACTTCCAGCGCACGTACATGTCCAAGATCGCTTCCACTATTTCAAGCGAGCCTTTCTTGAATCGTTTGACATCGAGTACCCAGATGCTGTCTTGCTGGTCGACTCCGACTGTGATCCCCACTGTGAAATCGTTCGCTTCATTTTTGCCAATCGCCAAGTCCCACGCGGTGTAAGTGTGTAACTCGTCAAGGCTAGGTCGTTCCGTGGGCTTATACCATCGAAACATGTCTCTGGTAAAATACTCGCCATCATCAGCAACAGGATTTTGCTGATACAAAGCACTCCAATCGCGAGGCCCAACAGCACGCTTAATACGTAGCAAAGCAGTTTCATCGTAGCGTTCAGGGTGTAACGCTTGATCCTTTTTACGGAAAGCTTCATCTTCTGTTGCCAACGCTGGATACTGTATAACGTCCCATTCATCGCCTTCATTCTCTTTCATTTTAGTGAGTAAGCGCCCTGCCAGATCATCGTCGTGCCAACGCGTTAAAATTATGAGTACTCCGCCTCCTGGTGCAAGTCGTGTGTACGCTGTTGAGGTGTACCAGTTCCATATACTAGAGCGGTTTGTTTCTGATTCTGCGTCATCGCGGTTCTTAATCGGATCGTCGATGATTAAAACGTGGGCTCCGCGTCCTGTGATCGGGCCACCTACGCCCGCTGCCACATATCCACCTCGACTTGTCGTGTTCCATCGCTGTGCTGATTGGCTGTCTTTGTCTAACTTAGTCTCTTTAAATACTTGGTGATAACGCTGATCACGTAAAAGTTCACGCACCTTGCGCGAGAAGTCCATCGCTAAGTCACCGGTGTACGAGCAACTAATAACTTCATGCTCTGGGTGACGACCCAAGTGCCAGCCAGGGAATGTTTTACTCGCAAGCTCACTTTTGCCATGACGCGGTGGCATAAAAAGCATTAATCGTGGGCTTTTACGATCAGCAACGTCTTTAGAGAACTGTTCTAATCGAGCGCAGATGTCTTTGTGCACCCACCCTGCTTCGTACTGATCATTAAATCGTTCTACGAATGGTAGTAATCGACGACGGCATAACTCTCGTCGCATTAATTCAAGTTTAGCTTCTTCTTTCGCATTAAATGCGTCAGCCGCTGCCTTTTCATCGTCAATGATTTGTTGCGCAGCTATCTCTCGATGCGTGGGCCGATCCACTGCTTTTTTAAGCTGCTTTCGTTTCGTTTTAGCCACTAAGGGTTTCTTAGGCACTGCCTCTTTTCGAGCCTGTGCGCTGTCGGTCACGTCTTGTGCAAAGTCACACTTAACGCAAGTATTCTCTGACGCAAACAACGTCTGATCTGTATCACACGTAGGGCAACGCTTACCTTTCTTATGCTTGATCATCAGCGTACTCAGCATCTGTTATGTCATGGGCTTGTGCCATAAGGCTGTCGCTGGCTGCACCCATTAACTTCAATAATGATGCGTCATCTAGTTCTGCTAACTGATCTACTTTTTGTATATTCGTCACGTTTACATCAATGACTTGTTTATCTTGTGACAACCCGTGCAACTTCATCTGCATTTCTACACCGCGAAACCATTCCATTGCGTTAGCGGACATCCTTTTACCCATCTCAATGTCCATGTGGGCATCGACCATATCGTATTTCACCATTTCACTGGCTATGTCCATTCGGTCTTGGTGCAACATCTCCAAGTGATGCTTCACCGCAGGGTCATTGAGTAGGTTCGTTGCTTTGCAAACACCCATCCCTGCTCGCTTGGCTGCTGCCAATTTAGTCAGGCCCATCGAAATTCCAGCAACAAGATTAGTCTCCTGTGCATTCAAATTACGTATGTCGTGTATGTGTCCGTTGGCTTGTGACGCGATTTCTAAGCCGCGCATTTCAAGTTCTGCTTCGGGGGAAGTCAGATCTAAAGGTGTATCGTAAATCGACTTAGGGGTATCAGTCATAAACTCTTATCGTTGGATGAAAAAAAGGGGGCGTTGCCACCCCCTAACTAGCTATTAACTAGAGGAAGTCCCACATGAAGATTGGATAATAGTAGCTCAACTAATATTACGCAACAAAGTCCTCAAAAATATTGAAAAAATATTCAAATTTCTAGAAACATTTGCGTGTCGTCTATGTAGGTTCCTTTCTCACAGAGGGGGAGTCACCCCGATTTCGTATATGCGGATCGGGTATTTGGGTTTCCAGTAAAAGGAACCTTGTTTTCGTTTATATAGGGGAAGGATATGAAAACACGCACAGCAAAACTGTTAGATGGCTTAGCTGGCCCAGTATTAATGATGTGGTTCTCCGGCATATTGATATATGCAGGTTATACCCATAGTTATGGCGAGCTTTTCCTCATGGGGGTAGTGGGTCTTATCTTCCCTGTGACGGTAGGGATCAA